GGGAGGCAAAGACGGTACTGGCGGCGTGGGCGGTGGTTGCCAGTTAAAGCCGCCGCCACGCACGATGGGTTGCGGGTTGATGCCGCCGCCGCGCCCGGTGGGTTGCGGGTTAAAGCCGCCTGCGGCCATGCGCTTGGTTTGACCGCCGTGTGCCATGCCGGGAGGCATGCCGGGGGCCATGCCGCGCATTGCGGGTTTGCGAGCAGGTTGGTGCATGCCGCTCATGATCTTGGCGATCTGGGGCGCTGTAAGGCCGCCTGCCGCCATCGTCATGATGTGCTTGATGTGCGACGCCTTCATCTTGCCGCCGCCTTCGATGCCGACATTCGGGCCGCTGTCGCCCAGGTTCATGCCGCGCGTGTGGCCGCGGTGCTGTTCCGAGTGCTCGCCAAACCGCATGTGCTGCGCGTGTTCGCCGCCCTCAACGTCTTCGTGCATGTCCATCGGACCCATAGTTTCTTTCACGTTGCCACCTCGCTTGTAGCCGTCACGAGTGCTTCTTGCTCTGTCCAGAAGCTCTTCTGTGGACATCTGGCTTGAGTGTTTCATTCCCTCAAACGGGTTCGCTTCCACGAAACCGCCCCTAATCGCGCGGCGTTGTGCCTCTTCAAGGATCGGGTCGCGGCGAGTTGTTCCAACCGGCACTTCAGCAATCATGCGGCGGTTGCGAAGTGCCTCGGGTGACAGGCGCGCTGCTTCTTCAAGGCCCAAACCTTCCGTGCCGAGTTCGCGACCGCCTCGGGCGCCTTGCTCTGCAAAACGCTCGCGGGCGCGCTCCATCATTTCGTCAAGTTTTGGCGCCGCTTGCCTCGTCTCTTCGCGCCGAGTCATTGCTCGATCAAGCAGTCCTACTCCGCCTCGAATGGCGTTGGCAATCCTGCCCAACGGGATCATGCTTGCCGCCACTTTTGCTGCGCTTGCCACATTCTCGGCGTTTTGCTGCTGGCGCTCGGGCGACTGCCGCCCTTTGTAAGACATGGCCCTGCCTCGGTATGGCCCTTCTTCATCTTTGCGGGCGTTGCTGGGGGCGGCTTGAGGCACGCGAGCGGTTTCAACTTCCGTGACACGGGTCATGGCGGGGCGAGCCGCAGCCGGTCGCGCGCGAGGTGCAGCGGGGCGAGCAGCGGGAAACACCTCTTCATCTTGGCCGCCTCGAGCAGCCCATGCCAGGGCGCGGGCGCGCGTGTCGTCGTCGATGTTCTTGTTCGGGCCTTCCGAGATGCCGCCCTCGTCATACCGCTTGATGCGGCCGCCGCGCCGGTAGCCTTTGGCCTCGGCTTCCTCATGCTTGATCATCGACTTGGGAGCGCCCTTGGCTTTCATGAAGGCGACTTCCTTCTTGATCATAGCTTTCGACTCTTTCATTTCACCACCCTTTTTGAATGTCTTGCCTTTATCGGCCGCAGCGAATTCTTTGCCAACGGATTGAGGCACACCGGCCTTCTTGGCAAATGACGGGCTGTGGGCAATTGCTTCCATGAAACGATGTTGTTTGGCGCTGTGACTTGGCATGTCAGCAGTCCTGTTTGCAATTAGCTAAATATTTTTTCCATTCGGGCAAATCCGCAGAAGCGTACAACTATTGCGACGCAAACTCAAGCAGCAGCGGGTCGTCTTTGAAATGCCCCAATCCAAGATTGCAGTTGTTACAAAGCATGCCACGCACTTTGTTTGTGTGATGATCGTGGTCTACAACCAATGCGCCCGTTTCCCCGCAAATTACACATTGTGTAACTTCTGCTTTTAACTCCATCAATTCTTGATCAGAAATCAACTTTCTAAATTTGCCGCGATTAATCGAATTGCGATACGTTGCCCTGCATGCGCGACACCAACTATCAAGGCCATTTTTCTTTTTGTTGTGCAATGGAAACCATTCTGAAGTTTCTGGTTTTGCTTCTTTGCACCGTGTGCAAGTTAACAGGCCCATGCTTTTCTCGCTTTACGCAAACGGCTATTTGGGTCTTTTGCAGCTTCAGGAAACATTTTTGCTTGACCCGCCGATCTAGCGCAAAATGATTTGCGACGAGCGGCATCTTTTTCCGTTTTTGGGTTTGGAGCAGGAGCCTTCAAGCCAGGCTTGCCGGGGTTGGCCGCGTTGTAAGAGGCTCTCCCCTTGGCGTTGAGGCCGCCTTTGGGGTTCTTGCCTTCAGCGCGCTGCCATGCGGGGGTCTTGGGCATTACGCAGCATCCTTTTTCGGATCCAGCATGTGTGGATAGAGCCAGTCCTCGCCGAAGGAGCCAACGAACTCCTCGACGCCCATGTGGCCAAGCCGGATGGTCGGATCGATCCAGACCTCAAACCCAACCTCGGCGGCGCGGTCGCAGAAGACGTAGTCTTCTCCAACGTAGCCTTCAGGCGTGGACTTGAAGTCGAAGAACGAATAGATGTTCCCGCCACCGGAGCCTCGAGAATCATCGTACTGCCACTCAGGATGCGCTGCCTTCAGCTTCTCAAACACCTCGCGCCGGATCAGCATGAAGGCCGTGGCCACGCGCCGGGCCTTGACCAAGCCCATGCGGTTCATGGTGACCTTCCCTTCCTCGTCCGTGTCCAAGGTCGAGATGAACACCTTGCCCTTCTTCCTGGCCACCGGGATGCCGGCTACCACGCCCTTCTTGGGATCGGTGCCCCAGACCATTAGCCGGAAGATGTCGTCCGCATTGAAGTTGATGTCGGCGTCAATGAACATCAGTTCGGTGCAGTCGCTGTTGAGGAATTCCTCAACAACAAGGTTGCGCGCCCGCGACACCACAGAGCAGCCTGAGACGTTGCTGATCTGGATGTCGACCCCATGATCTCGAGCCTTGACGCAGAAACTTGCCAAGGCGATCGCAAGCTTGGTCGAGACCTTGAAGTCATAGGTCGGCAGGCCGATCATGATCTTGCGGCCCACCAGGCTTGTCGAGGATTGGACGGGCTCCATCATCCGTAGAACACCGTGATCGTGTTTTCGTTGGTCATCTGAACGTACATTTGGTTGTACGCCAAAATTCCTTCGCCGGGAATGTTGACCGAGATCACCGCCGCCACGTTGGCGTTGGTGTCAAACGACACCATCCATGCCGAGGCAATGCTGACCGCCGGCGTGCCGGTGATGGTGCCGGAGTTGAGGTCGGTCACCGTGAACGTGTTGGCATCTACCACCGTGATCTTGTAGTTGCCGTTCGTCGCCGAGCCACCCGTGCCGGACGAAAACGCAAGCCCCAGCGACTGCCCGGTTTGATACCCGTGCCCTGTCAGCGACACGGTAACCGTTGTGCCCGATCGGCCGTAAGTGCCGGTTGTCACGGGCGCGGTCAGCGTGTCGAAGATGTTCACGGTGCCGGCCGTAGAAGTCGGGATCGCAAAGAACCCGCGCAGGCGAGTTCGATTCGGCCCCGTCGCAAACCCACTTTGATTCAAGTGGGATGCTTTGACGTCGGTCTGCATCGTCATGATGCGTTCCCCTTAGTCGAAGTTGCCGTAGGGGTAGGCGGTCGTGCTGCCAATGTTGCCGTCGTACTGACGATAGCTGATGGTGATGTAGTTGGTGCCGGTCGCCAACGTGGTCATGGTCGAGCCGACAATCACCAGCGTTGCAACCACTTGCGACAGTTGCGACGGCTGCTGGCCGTTGGTGATGTCCGCGGTCGTGGCCTGCATGTTGGTCACTTGCGTGCCGCTGTAGGTCATCGTCTGCCGACCCGTGCCCGAGGTGATGGCGGCGGTCTGAGCGTACTGCGAGCCGTTGAACTGGTTACCCAGAAGCAACTGAATCGACGTCACCGAACCGGAAGCCACCGTCGGGAAAATCCCGATGTCGTAGTCAACCGCAATGATCTGCGAGTTGATGGGCATGAAGAACACGGCGCCACGATAGATCGCGCTGCCGGTGTCGGCGGTAATGCTGGCGGCCGCCGGCGGGTACACCGAGCTTGACGGGGTGTAGACCGTGGCGTTGACGTTCGGAATCGTGTTGCTGGCCACGAACTGACCAGACGAACCGCAGTACCCGGCCGAGCCATTGGTGGTAACCGCAAAGCTCAGAGCGGCTTGTTGCGACAGACGGGCATAGCCAACGTCGCGCAGAGGACCAAATCGATTGTCGCCAGACAGAATTGGCCCTTCAAAAGTAGAACGTCCCATGTTCAATCCCTATGCAAAGGTACTCTTGTCGTCGTTGCATCGTCTGCTGGGGCAGTCGGCAAGAGTGTCCACCCAGATGCTGCATTCTATACCTTGATTGATTCTGGTGTGCAAGAGCCCAGAAACACAAAAGCCTCCCGAAGGAGGCTCTTGCTTACTGCTGGGTCATGCTCAGAATGCGCCGGCCGAGCCGTAGATGCCGAGCGGATCCGACCAGCCGAAGCTGTAACGCTCGCGGCTCTTGTACCGGACGTTGCCGGTGTCGAAATCGCCGTCCATCGACTGCGACAGGGGCGTGCGAACGAAGTGCTTCAGGCCGTTCGGAACATCGGTGGTGATGAACCAGGCGTTCACGTCCGTCAGGAAGTGATTGATCGTGTAGCCCTCGGGGATCGAGCCGTTGTTCTTGATCGCGCTCACGTCGTTGTTGTTGGTGCCGACGCGAAGTTCGGTTTCCAACAGACGGGTGGCGACGAATTGGAGCGACGGGGGAACGATCAGCTTGCGCGGCTTGGCGGCGATCAGCAGGCCACGCTCGTCAGTCCACAGGCTGATCTGAATCACGGCGGCCTCAAGCGAGGTCTCGTTCAGATCCGCCGGGGTCGACGGGATGTTGCTGTTCGTGCCACCGTTCACCAGCGGGTGCGAGGCGCTCAAGAGCGGAACGCCGTCACCACCGTTGTACTGGTTGTTGGTGCCGGAGATGAAGCCGTTGTTCAGAACGGCGGCCGCCTTGACCTGCTTGGTGTACGCCATGGCACGGGCCAGCGCCTTGGTGTAGCGCGCCGACAGCGAGTCATAGAGGTTGTCCTCAATGGCTTCTTCCGTCAGCGAGAACCCAAGAGCGATGGTCTCGTGGTTGTAGCGGGCCGTCCAAGCTTCTTGCGCATTGTCATACGCAATCGCTTGGCCTTCGTTCTTTACCGGAGCCGCCGAGAAACCGGACAGCTTGGTTTCTTCTTCGAACGAACGCTCGGAGGTCTCGGTTTCGTAGATCTCCTTGTGCTCTTCGCCGTATCGAGCGTACTCAAGGCCGAACAGGGCGTTCAGGCCGGGGAGAAGCTCCTTCAGCAGTTGTGCGCGTGAAATTGCCATGTGCTACTCCTTAGGCGGCGGCGACGGCGGTCGTGTAGAGGTGAACGCCAAAGTTCCACTTGACGATCACTTCAGTGTACGAACCCGAAGCGTTGACGGTTTCCGGTACGACATCCACAACCCGGAACGGAAGGGTGGTGGCGGTGCCGGTGCTGTTGAGAACGCCAACGGCCGAATCACCCGAGGTGGTCGAACCGGAGTTCTGCACCACAGAGATGTTCTGGCCAACGGCCGCGCGGGTCAGCCCGCCGATGGTCGTGCCCGACGAAACCACGGCAACCTTGTACAGTTGGTCGTAGTCGTCTTGGACGTAGGCTTGGATGTCCGATGCCGTGATCGCGCCAGGGTAGTACTGGTAATCCAGCTTCTGGTTGGTCGACGGGTTGGTGTAGGTACAGCCGAGGAACACGCCAATCGCGTTCGTGGCGGTGGCAGTGGTCGTGACCTTGTCCAGCGTCCCGCTCGTGTTCAGCTTGACCAGGTCGCCATAGAAAATGGCGGTAGTCGAGCCGCTCGCGATCGGGATCAGACGGGTCTG